GAGCCTATGATGTATTATCTCAAGAAAACTTTAAAGGAATGAATACTGAACAAATACAATCAAGAATTATAAATTTAATTAGAACAGGTAAAATTCCAAAAGAAGAAATATTTGATGCAGGTATATTAAAGTTAGATGAAAACTTCAAACCAGTTGGCGGTGCATTAGGTAGTAAAGATTTAAAGGATCTTAAAGGCACAGTCGATAAACAAGTCTTATTAAAGATGTTAAAAAATGCACCTTCACAAAGATTATCTATAAACACATATGGCACTCTTTCAAAAGACGCAGACTTCTTTGATCTTTATGCTTCGACAGATATTATCGGTGCAAATATTAAAGGTAACATCGATGAGATAATTTTTAAAACAACTAATACAGCTGATAGAAGAACTTTAAGAAATGTTAGAAATACACTAGATGATTTAATGTACCAATCAGGTAGAGTTGCAGAAGGTGGTACTGTTACTAACTTTGCATCAGATAGAATCATACAACAACTACAAGACATTATACCAGAACTAGATGTTGCGACTCAACAAATGATGAGAGCTTATGTTAGCAATATACAAAAAATAAAACCATACACTGGCAAATCAAATAAGAAATTTACTCAGAGAGATGGTTATCCAATGCATCAATCTACAAGTACAGCAGGTGGTGCAGATTACAGAGAAAAAGTAATTTATTTAGATGAGCCAATACCTCTAAACAAAGGTAAAGGAGTTGCATCTTTTACATCACACTTTAAAGAAGGAAACCCAGTTGTACACATAAGATATAAAACAAGATACACTAAAGAAGGTAATCCAGTATTTTCTGTTGAAGAAATACAATCAGATACACTACAACCATTCTATGATTCAGGTGGTAAAATAAAAAGAGAAGCTATGAATAATCCTTACGACAAAGGATTGCTTGAAGGTGTTATTAGAAAAAAAATGAGAGATTTAATTGAAGAACAAAGACCTTTGATTGAATTATCTAAAAAACAACCATTAAGTCCTTCTCAAGAAAAAATTTTACAAAAACTTCAAGATGACCAAAGTTTGTTAAATAAATATTTTGTAAAATCTGAAGCTATGGATGACGCCGCGCTCCAGAAAATAGGTAAAATTATTAAAGACGAAGTTAAAGAAGATTATTATCCTTACATGAGAAGTTATTATAAACTTGCATTAAGATCATTAATTGACGAAGCTGTTAGAGATGGAAGAAGAGGAATTACAATTGTACCAGTTGGTAAGGGCACTCACCACTCAAAAGACAAAGGTCATTATCTTTACTATGGAGATAACAAGGGCACAAAAATTAAAGCACTTGAATCTACCGCATTACCTCCTCCTGGCAAAAGAAAAACATCTGCAGAAGCAATCTATCCTGCAACTTTAAGACAAATAGCAAAAGAGATTGAAAAAGATTATGGAATAAAATTAAATCTTAAAACTCAAAAAATTTATAATACATCAGATGCATCGCCTTATGTCATTAGACGTGAGGGAAAAGATGGGGTTATTGCAGCAGCTTTTAAGAATAAAAAAAACAGAGACTACATGCTACAAAAATACAATAGCAAAGGAACTGCAAATTTTGTAGCTGATGATTTAACAACAGATGCGAGTAAAAGAAAAGAGGTATTTACTGGGTTTACATTAGAGATACCTGAAAATGCAGCCAAGATTTTATCTAAGAAAAAACTAAGATCTTACGTATCGGGTGGATTAGTTGCAATTGAGCCAAAAAGAGAGTATTTTGCACCATTGTTTTAATTATGAAGAATTTAGCTAAATTATTTTTGCAATCTAAGCAGCAATCTGGAAAAGCTAAACCAAGAGAATCTGCTAGTACTGCACGTAAAGTCGGTCAGATGAGAAATACAGTAAGGCAAATGACTGGTTACAAAGAAGGAGGAACCATGACAAAACTTAAACAAAATGCTTTAAAAGGTACGAAAGAAGCCTTAGCACTTACTAAAACTTATGCATTAGAGCAATCTTTAAAAGATAAAGATAGATTAACACAAAGAGATATAGAAAAAGCAAAAAAACTCCAAGAGAGTGAATCTAAAAAGAAAGGTCGAGAAAAAGCAAAAAGAGTTAAAAAAAGATTTAAAGACTTTGGCGAAAAAGCAAGTGGCTTTGTTTTAGAAATAATTGGAAAACAAACAGGCGGTATAGCACGACCTCAGACTACACGACCTCCTGCTAGAAGAGCTCAACAACGAAGAAAACAAGCTGGTGGACTTGCAATGAGAGGTTACGGCATAGCTAAGAGAGGACATTAATGTCAAGAGAAGATTTAGTAGAAGTTCAAGAACAAGAGGATCTTGAAATAGAGGGTCCTGGTGATCAAGTTCTAAACGAGAACATAGATGTAATTGAAGACGAAGAGGGTAACACTCTAATGGGTGAGCCAGCTCCAGAAACTCCACAAGAAAACTTCTATGCAAATCTTGCAGAGTTTTTAGATGAAGCAGAATTAAAATCATTAGCTTCAAAATTATTAGCAGATTTTAAAGACGACTCACTTGCTAGAAAATCATACATTGAAACTTATACAAAAGGTTTAGATCTTCTTGGATTTAAATACATGGAAGTTACTAGACCCTTCATTGGTGCATCTGGTGTTACCCATCCGTTACTTGCAGAAGCAGCTACACAATTTCAAGCACAAGCATTTAAAGAATTACTTCCATCTGATGGACCGGTCCGTTGTCAGGTAGTGGGTAAAGAAACTGCTGATACAATCAAACAAGCAAATAGAGTTAAAGATTACATGAACTATCAGATAACAGATGTCATGGAAGAGTATACACCTGAGATGGATCAGATGTTATTCTTTTTACCATTAGCTGGTTCTACATTTAAAAAAGTATTCTATGATCCAGCACTTCAAAGATGTAAAGCTACATTTATTCATGCAGAAGATTTAGTGGTGCCATACAATGCATCAGATTTATATGAAGCTGAAAGAATAACGGAAATACAAAGAGTAACAAAAAACCAAATTAAAAAAAGACAAGCGTCTGGTTTCTATAGAGATGTAGAATTACCAGAACCATTTTTCAAAGAAGACAGAGCCCAACAAAAATATGATGAGCTTGAAGGTGTGAAACCACAAAAGTACCAAGACATATACAATTTTGTTGAGATGCATGTTGATCTAGATCTTCCAGGATATGAGAGTGAAAACGGAATAAAAATTCCTTACATCGTAACTATCGATCAAGATAGTATGACAATACTTTCTATCTATAGAAATTACAAAGAGGACGATCCAGCTAAAAAAAGAATACCTTATTTTGTTCATTACAAATTTTTACCAGGTTTAGGTTTCTATGGCTTTGGTTTGATCCACATGATTGGTGGATTATCAAAAGCTGCTACAGGAGCTCTAAGACAATTATTAGACGCTGGTACTTTAGCTAATTTACCAGCAGGATTTAAGTCAAGAGGAATTAGAGTTAGAGATGATGCGGAACCTTTACAACCAGGAGAGTTTAGAGACATAGATGCTCCAGGTGGTAACATCAGAGATCAATTTCAATTACTACCTTTTAAAGAACCAAGTCAGACATTGTTTTCATTATTAGGTTTCTGCGTGGATGCAGGTAGAAGATTTGCAGCTATAGCTGATTTACAAGTTGGAGACGGCAATCAACAAGCTGCTGTTGGAACAACAGTTGCATTACTTGAACGTGGATCTAGAGTCATGTCTGCTATTCACAAACGTGCATACTATTCTATGAAAGAAGAGTTTAAAATAATGTCTAGAATATTTTCAGAATATATGCCTCCTGAATATCCATATAATGTTGTGGGTGGTAACAGATTAATTAAAGTACAAGACTTTGATGACAGAGTAGATGTTGTACCAGTCGCAGATCCAAATATATTTTCTATGTCACAAAGAGTTACACTCGCTCAAACAGAACTACAACTTGCACAAGCTAATCCACAGATTCATAATATGTATGAAGCGTATAGAAGAATGTATGAAGCTTTAGGTGTAAGAAACATAGATGCATTATTACAAGAAGAACCAGAGCCGCCACAACCAATTGATCCCGCGTCAGAAAATACTGCTGCGTTACAGATGCAATTACCAAAAGCATTTACGCAACAAAATCATGACGCGCACATTGCAGCTCACATGGCTTTTATTAGAACAAGAATGGTCCAATCGAATCCAGCAGTATATGCGTTATTACAAGGACACATATCTGAACATGTAAGTTTAAAAGCAAGGAATGAAGTTATGGAACAATTTATGGCTCAACCAGAGTTAGCTCAACTAGCTCAAACACAACCTGAGTCTTTTGCAATACAATATGAATCTGCAGTAGCAGAAAGAATAGTTGTTCTTACAAATGATTTAGTAAATCAAGAAATGCAGTTCTTGAGTCAACAAAACCAAGATCCATTAGTTGCATTAAAACAAAGAGAATTAGACCTTAAAGCACAAGACATAGCAAGAAAAGCACAAGAGACAGCTGAAAGATTAAATGTTGAAACAAATAAATTTGAAGCACAACAGACAATTGCTGAGGATAAACTGGACTTGCAGGAAGAGATACAAAGAGGTAGACTAAGATTACAACAGGAGAAACAAAATGAGGAGACGCGTTAGAAAGTTTCAAGGCGGAGGCATGGATGCCTCAAAATCAGATTTTAAATCACCTAGCACAACAGCTAAAGCACCCCCATCACAGGGATTTGGAAATCCGCCAAGTAAAGGTGGAGGTGGAGGCAATAATAAAACTGTAACTACGACCAAAAAAAAGAAAGTTAGTCCATTTAGCGTTACAAATGAACCAAAGGATACTCCTTACAAATCTAATATGGCATTAAATATAGCAGCTGGTCTTGTATTTCCAGGAGCAGGTATTTTAATGGAGGGAGCTCAAAGAAGAAATTACAAAAAAAAACAAGAGTTTGCTAGAGATCAAGGACTATATCGAGATTTTTACAGAACAGAAAAAAAACCCTTTCAACCAAACAATCCTGCTAATAAACAATACATGAAAGAGGCAGGTTATGGAAAAATGAAAGTGCCACGTGGTGACGGAGGAGATAGACCTCAATTATGTCCTGATGGAACATTACCACCTTGTGATACTATGATGGCTGCTAAACCAGCTAAACCAGTTACACCAGGTGGAAGAAATAGAGTACCACCAATGGATTTAGGTTTTAAATTTAAACGTGGAGGACTTTCAGGGGGCAAAAGATTTGGTCCACCACCTAAAAAAGGTCCTGATCCTCATGGTAAATGTCCATTTAGACCAGATGGTATACGTGGCGTAGGAGCAGTTGAACCCGGAAGAGGGGTAAAATTTGTCGGGGTTAAATAATTTAGGCTATTTTGCAGGAATTCTTGATGGTGAAGGCAGTTTCTTCATGGAACAAAATCAAAAAAACTACAAAACACCAACAATCGCATGT